TAATTGGGAGGGATACTCAGCATTAATAGCAAATAATACCCGTATTAGACCAAAATATATGGTAACCCATAAATGGAGAGGTCTTATTAAGTTAAAAAACAACTATTTAGAGACTTAGAGACTAATTATGGTTATGAAACTTATACTACGAGAAAAGCTGATAAGAGAAGTCAAGGGAACCGAAGAATTTCGGTACGATAAAGAATTTATAGTTTCAATTATGAAACCAGGTAAGATAACCTTGGTACGTTTTACAGATGAAACTGGCCAAGGAAGCGATACTATTTTATTTGGAACAAATTTTAGCGGATATAGATACTCCCATACCCCAATGGGCATATATGGCTACGCATTAAACAATCCAGAGATCTTAGACAATTTAAGATTACAAAAATTATATTTTCAAAATGCAGACGCTATTATTGTTTATTGGATCGATGCAAGTACAAACTTTAATTTATCAAAAGATATGACACAACCTAAATTTAAAGAATTGGTTGATAAGATTAAAGAATTAAAAGGTGACGAATTCATCACAACTGCCCTAGAGAAAGCAAAAGAGAAAGAAGCAAAACGTATCTATTCAATTGATAGTTGGCGTCCAATTAGAAATATTTTTAATAGTTTAAATCTTGATACTATTACTGACCCTGTCGAGATGTCCAAAATATTTTGGAACATCGTTACACTAGGAAGTAAAAGCTCAAAAGAAATGACATTATTATTATTTAAGCTTGGATTTAAATCAATAGAAGATCAGTCAGCTATTATAGATATTGCAGGTGGTCCAAACGCTAAATCGCAAGCCCCTTCCCAGACACTAACATTAAATAGATCATTTATTGAGGGGTATAAAATCTATACAAACCCAGGGAAAACTACTAAATCTACTCGCCCAAGACAAACAACATATAAACAAAAAGATCCAGCTAAAATTGAAGCTGAAAGTATTAAGCGTTTTATGCAAGGTATGGAGGATTATAAAAAACAATTACCTATGCTCGCAAGTGTAATAGATGACAGAATGAAAGTAGAACATGTAGCTGGTAGAAAGTTTAAAGCAACCTTACGTATGCCTACAACTATTCGTAGTTCTCCCAGATTTAAAAAAGCATCAGATCCAAAAGGCTCAGCTGAATATAACCTAAAGCAGGATATAGTAAACGCTGATGGTCGTAAGCTTGGAACATCGTATAGCGGTGTAGATTTTACAAATTTTAATCTTATACTTACACCAAGAAAACCAGACCAACTTGAAATTGAATTTTATATAGACCCAGGATTAGTTGATAAATATCGTCCACATCAATTTTTAGGGTTTATGTTTAAACTTCTTAAAAGACCAGACAATAGTCTAACTAATCCTAAAGAATATTTATATATGGTGGTCTAAAATGAAATTAATTCTGCGAGAGAGAAAATTCTTAAAAGAAGAAAACAATAGTCAAAAATCGCTGTCGTTTCGCGTTAAAATTGACCCACAGTTATTTCTTAATTTAACTCCAAATGATGAAGCTGCGCAGATAAAACTTCGAGCAACTCATGCTGTTGGCCAGTTCTCTCAGGAAAAAGCGGGTGATATGTTTTTAACAGTACAACCATCTTCTGGGAAAGTTATAGAGCATAGCGGAAGAGCTAGGTCACAAGCAGCAGTTAATGCTGGTACAGAAAAGGTAGCGATAACAATAAGACTTCCAGAAGGACATCCACCGGTATCTTGGCAAAGTCTACCAGCGGTCTTTGTGCAGCAAGATACAGAAGAAAATCCTGGAACTAATCGTGTAGAAAAGTCAGAACTGATTCCATTAGCAACAGAGCAGACATCAGATGCTGATCCATTGCATATCGGCAGCGAAAAAACATTTAGAGATGAAGTGATGCCAGCCGCCATACTACCAAGTGGATATCGTAGACCAGAAATGGTAACAAAGCAGGCAGAGCAGATTGCAAAAGTCTTTATTAAAGACGCATACGCAAAGTATGCGGAGTCAGTAAAAAGGAACCTAGGAGCTATAAGTTTAGACGATGCTATTGCAAAGTCTGGCCTCGGCCACAACGAATATGTAGAAAAAAATATAACTGATTTCCAAAATATGTTTGACAGTCAGTATAGCATTTCAGACGAAAGCGGAGAACTACGTTTTAACTATATGGATGAGCGATATAAAGGCAGACCCTGGAATAGACAGCCAATTGGTGCTATATCAATAAAAAGAAAATAAAGTAACGCTTGACAAGAAACGTGGCGGGATAGTACATTGCGTACTATCCCGTTTTCTTTTGGAGGCCAATATGGCAAAGCTGGTTGATACACGCGATTGGGAAGCTGACTATAAGAAACTTAAGATTAATTTTGACAGGCTTGACAGATTTAACGATGTATTGTATAGGTACTACTTCTATACTGATGTACGCAAAGATCTTCCTGACAAAGCCTCCGAGGCAAAACAGGGCGTTAGAGATTATATAAAGGAGCTTGAAGATGCTGCCGAAGGACGACGAGATTCCGAAGCACCGAAGCAAGAAGGATAAACGTAAATGGTGCGGCGGCAAGGTTGGCCGTGAACACGATCCTGTGTGGGAGCATAGCCGTAAGCATATACAATCTCCCAATCTAGAATGGTACGAGTATTATTGTCAGCGTTGCCAAAAAAGTCTTGATACTTGGTGGTTATTCTCAGGCGATCCTTCTGTATGGCCGTCAATCAATACCGAATATGAACGCCCAGTTATCGGTTCCCGTGAACCACTAAAGAAAAAGGTGAAAGATGAGTGAAGCTAAATGGGTTGTAGAGAAAGACGATTATTATAAAGAAACGCATACCTTAAGGTTTGGTCGTTTTGACATGGTCATCAATAAACTTACAGACGAGGACTTTGATTGGTTTGTAAATGTTCTTGATGACAGCGGCGACATCCTGTGGCATAGTCTTGTTGAAGGGGTGGCGATAAGCCTACCTAAAGCCAAGAAAGAAATGTTTGAAGTTCTTGTTGACCTCGCAAAATGCTTTAAAGCACTCTCAAAGGAGATGAAATGACCGATATCAAGAAGCCATCTATCCCATTTGTTAATCTTCATGGACACAGCACCTATTCTATTTTTGACGGAATGGGTTACCCAGACGAACATATTGACTTTGCCTTTGGCAATGGTCTTGAGGGTATGGCTTTCACGGATCACGGAAATATGAACGGCTTTAGCCATGCCTTCACAAAAGATAAAAAGATGAAGGAGGAAGGCAAGAACTTCAAGGTTATCTATGGCGTTGAAGCTTATGTCCATCCCAATATTGAGGAGTGGAAACTTGAACGCGAAAAGCACAAGGAAGACGCTAAACTTGCCAAGCAGGTTGACGAAGATGTTGGCCTTGTTGTAGAGGATGAAAATGAAAGCAAGCGTATTGTCAAAACCACACTCAACCAAAGAAGCCACTTGGTACTTACTGCCCAAAACCAAGAAGGACTTAACAACCTTTTCAAGCTCGTTTCCGATTCTTACAAAGGCGACAATTTTTATCGCTTTCCTAGAATGGATTATAGTCTTCTTAAGCAGCATAATTCTGGCATCATTGCTTCATCAGCCTGTATCGGCGGTGTTCTTGGGAATGATTATTGGCGCAATCGCGAGCAGGGTGATGCGGCTGTTTATGCAGCGATGGAAAAGACTGTAGAATCCATGATGGATATCTTTGGAGATCGCTTCTATGGTGAACTTCAATGGGCAAATTATGCTGAGCAGCACATCATTAATCAAAAGATTATTGAGCTTAGCAAGGTTTATGGATTCCAACTAATTAGCACTTGCGATGCACACTTCCCAAGTCCAGATCTTTGGAAGGATCGCGAAATCTATAAGATGATTGGCTGGATGGGTAAGAAAGATGAGGGAAATAAAATTGATGCGCTACCTTCAACTCTTGAGGAAATGGAGTACCAACTTTATCCTAAGAATGGAGATGAATTATTTGCATCATACCGAAATTTTTCACAACGCCTTGGATTTACTTACGATGATAGGCTTATCGAAGAGTCTATTATTCGTACTGCTGACATTGCACGTAATCGCATCACGAACTACGTTCCCGATACTAGTGTTAAGCTTCCTTCATTCGTCGTACCCGAAGGCGAAAGTGCAGATTCCGCACTTGCCAAAATTGCTGTGCAGGAGCTAAAGAATAGCGGACTCTATAAGGATCAAATCTATATTGATCGGCTAAAGGAAGAACTCCACACGATTAAGGATCGTGGATTCTCTAAATACTTCCTTACGATGCGCAATATCTCAGATAAGGCAAAAGAACGCCAAATCTGCGGTGCTGGTCGTGGCTCTGGTGCTGGTTCGCTTGTGTCATATCTTCTTAACATTACTGAAGTTGATCCAATCAGCTATAAATTACAGTTCTCACGTTTTATCCGTAAGAATGCCAAGGACATGCCAGATATCGATTTCGATGTCAGCGATCCTATGGAAATTAAGGAAATGATGATCCGTGAATACGGCGAGAATAGCGTAGTTCCAATCAGCAACTACAATACGCTACAGATTCGCTCGCTCGTTAAGGATATTAGCAAGCTATATGATATTCCATTCCAAGAAGTAAATGAAGTAACCAGCAAAATGATCTTTGAGGCAACTGGACCTGCAAAGAAGGATCATGGTATTACGGCTGGCGTCTATAATCCAACTTGGGATGAACTTAAGAAGTACAGCTCAAGCCTTGCGAATTATCTAACAAAGTATCCAAAGGTTGGCGTCCACGTAGAAAATCTACAAGGTCAGATTCGCTCTATTAGCCGTCATGCCGGTGGTGTACTATTCGCAGATAATCTTGACGAAAAGATGCCGCTTATCAATAGCGGTGGCGTAGTCCAAACTCCTTGGACGGAAGGTCAAACTGTTCGCCATCTTGAGCCACTTGGATTTATTAAGTTTGATATCCTTGGTCTTGCTTCACTCCGTATGATTGAAACGGCTATTAGCCATATCCTACGCCGCCATCATGGAATCCCAGTTCCAACATTTGCGGATATTAAGAAGTATTACGAAGAGAACCTTAGTCCAAAAAACATTAATCTAAATGACCAAGCTGTATATGAAAATATTTTTCAAAAGGGTAAGTTCCTTGGCACGTTCCAGTTCACAAACGATGGTGCGCAAAAGTTCTGTATTGAATCAAAGCCAAAGAGCATCGTAGATATTGCCGCTATTACCAGTATTTATCGTCCAGGTCCGCTATCTGCGAACGTAGATAAGAAATATGTTGAGGCTAAGAATAATCCTCAAGCGGTTAAGTATATCCATCCTCTCGTAAAAGAGGTGACAGAGGAGACACACGGGTTTATTGTTTTCCAAGAGCAACTTTCGCTACTAGCACATAAACTTGGTGATAATATTACCCTTGATGAAGGTAATGAACTACGTAAGGTTCTAACCAAGAAGGGTACAGGCAAAGAAGCACAGGTTAAGGCCAAGCTATATGATAAATTTGTTATTGGATGCGAACTTAAGGGTATTCACCGTGAAGATGCAGATGACCTATGGAAGACGATGGAATTCTTCTCTGGGTACGGTTTCAATCTAAGCCACGCTATTTGCTATTCGATCCTATCATTCCAATGCGCTTGGTTATTCAATTATTATCCAGCAGAATGGGCCTGTGCATTTCTCGATAAGGAGCCAGAGGACCGTAAATATGAAGCAATCTCAGCCGTTAAAGGTTATGGGTTTAAGGTACAGGATGTAGATATTAATAAGTCTGGTGCTGTATGGGAAGTAGACGTAAATGATCCAAATACGCTTATTCAACCACTTTCATCAATTAAGGGCTTTGGTGATACCGCTATGGCAGAAGTTATGGCAAATCGACCATTCAATAAAATTGAGGATATCCTTTTCAACGAAAAGGTACGTGGCAATAAGTTAAACAAGAAGGGTCTGGATGTCCTATGTCGTAGCGGTGCATTAAATTCTCTTATTGATAGTCGTTTTAGTGGCGGTAAGCATTTCTGGAGCGTAGTAGCTGTAGATAAGCCAAAGTCACTTAAGAAGTTTAACGAGAACATCGCTCTCTATAAGCCAGAGGGCGACTTCTCAGATGAGGAAAAGATTGAAAACCTTACCGCCCTTACCGGCGTCTATCCACTACATCTTGTACTAACAAAAGAGGTTCGTAATAAGCTAGAAGCTAAGGAGATTAAGCCAATTGGTATGTACGAGGCATCAGAGGATATGGGTGAAAACTTACTTGGGTGGTTCGTTCCACGTTCTAAGGAAGTTAAAAAGACAAAGAATGGCAAAACATATTGGATTATTACTGTAACCGATAGCACAAACACGTTGACAGAAATTAAATGCTGGGGTATAACCCCAGTAGATGTAGTCCATATGAATCGTCCATATCTTGGGGCAGTTAGCCGTGATTCATATGGTTACTCGATTAGAAATATTAAATCGCAAGTGAAACTACTTGCGTAGGAGTAAAAAATGGGTAGAATGGGCGATCTATATGAACAAGAACGGGAAAACCGGCGTAGAGCGTTGCAAGAGCTAATTGAAATTAGCCAAGAATATGGAGGATACGACATGGAACCAATTAAACTAGAATACAAGGCACTAAGTGAAACCGCAAAGAAGCCCGAAAAAGCCCACAGTTACGATGCAGCATGGGATCTATTTGCTGATATACCCTATAACAGTCTTGGCATCGAACCAGGCCAGACGATGATCGTTCCAACCAATATTGCCATCCGTCCACCTCGCGGTTATTCATGCGATATTCGCGGACGTAGCGGTATGAATAGTAAGGGCAAGCTAGCCATCCTTGGTCTTGTTGACGCCGATTATACTGGCCCTTGGGGCATCGTGCTACACAACAGCACCAAAGATACAATCCGTATCAATCATCATGATAAGATTGCCCAGTTTACCGTAAACCGCGTTATTGAGAGCTATCTTTCCGATGTTGACCATTTCCGTCTAGAAGATGGCGCACGTGGTACAGGTGGTTTCGGATCAACAGGTGCCAAGTGAACCGCCAACAAAGACGCGCAATGAAGAAGATGGTTGGGCAAAAGTCCACCACTGCTGTTGATATGATGTTAAATATGCCAAAGGAATGTAATACCTGTAAGGCATCTTTTGATAGGACCAATAGGGAAATGGCTATGACATGGACCGTAAAGGTTTATGAAGCAGCTAAAAAAGTAGATCTATTCTGTCCAGAATGCATGAAGGCTGAAACCGATGGAATACGGAAAGAATAGAAAAAAGATGGTCTTCTATATAACCGACCATCAGCATGCAAAGTTTGCAACAAAAGCCTTTCACGATGGCATCAAGCAAGCAAGGTTTCTCATTGCCCTGCTTGATGCGTATTGTGAAGATGATCCCAATATTAGAGCATTTATTGAAACAAATAATGATTTTAAAATCAGTAAGAGACAGATAAATATTCGTAAACGGGAAGATAAAAAAGCTAAATTGCAAAATGCAAAGTTAAATCTAGACCAAGCAACAATTGATGAGATATTTGATATCTTGGAGAACGACGATGACTAAATCATGTATTCAAAATTGCCTAAAAGATAACGCACCATGCCAACAGGACGCTTGTAGGCACCATATTGATTACGAAGAAGATATGAATTGCTCTATTATTTCAGCAGATGCTCATGGTCCGATGACTCTTGAAGACGTAGCTGCCCGCGTTGGTCTTAGCCTTGTAAGAATTAAACAAATTGAACATGCTGCGCTAGTTAAGCTATCAAAAAGAGTAGATCCTGATATGTATTATGAATAATTTTTTTCTTTTACAAAACAGACCACTATTTATTAGTATAAAATAGGTGTATGCATACACATCCTATCAACATTATCCCTAGGAGATAAAAATGTCAGAGAAGAAATTACTTGAGGAAAGCACTATTCGCCGCTTTATGAAGCTCGCGAATATTCCTGCCGTCAAATCAGACCTTCTATCAGAAGGTAAAGGCGCAGGACAAGACCCAGCCGGTGGCCGTGGATTCGGAGTTACCCGCGATGAAGATCGTGGCAATCTCGGACCAAATGGCCAAGGTTATGGCAAGGGCGGCAAGAAGCCATCACATGGTGGAGCAATCAAGCCAAAAGGCAAGCTTAAGGAAGCAGAATTAGACGAAGAAGAAACCGTTGAAGAAGAACTTGAACTAGAAGCAGCCGACGACGAAGGCGCAGCCGAAATGCCAGCCCCAGAAATGAGCGGGGGCATGGGCGATGACGACCTTGGCATGGGCGATGAAGAACCAACTGGCGAAGAGGAAGGGGGTGACATCGAAGCCGACGTAGAAGAAATTGCTACACGTTTATCAAACATCCTAGCAAAAATGGGATCAAAGAAAGAAGTAGCCGTTGAAAAAGAACCAGAAGCTGGTGGCGAAGGTGAAGATGTCGCTGGTGGCGAAGAAGCCCCAATGATGGAATCAGATGAACTAGAAGAAGAACTTTATGAATCCCTCGAAGTTGACGACGATGAACAATTAGCAGAAGAGCTAACCCGTCGCGTTGCTGCTCGCCTTGTTGCCGAAATGAAGAAGACCAAGGAAGAAAAAGGCAAGGGCAAGAAGGAAGAAGAAAAAGGTAAGAAGAAAAAAGTTGAAGAAGGCAAAGGCGCAGGTAACTGGCTAAAGAAAGTCGCTCCAGCTAAGAAGCCAAAGGGTCACCCTGTTGGAACAGGTAAGAAAGCAACCCCATTCACAAAGGCTGCAAAGAAAGTTGGCGGTCTAGGCGGTCGCGGTCGCTAATAGTATTTAAGTTTTAATAATTGGGGTAGCTGCTAAAAACAGCTACCCCTTTTTATTTGTGTATGATACATTATCACGCAGCTATTTACTAAACATAGGAGATAAGCATGTCAAATGAGTTAGATGTTTTAAGAAAGTTAATTGCAGAAGTTAAAAATGAAAATAAAAACGGCACCTTGACAGAATCTAAGAACAAGGTAACATCCGAGGATGAGAGCAAGGCACTACGCGAGCATGTTACAAAGCGTATCATGCAATTTCTAGAGGAATCCAAAACATAATGAGACTAAAAGACAGAAGAGAGATAATTAGAGATCTTTTTCGCAAATATATCCCACAAAAAGAAAACATCATCGAAGCTAAAAAGCTGTTTATTATCAATTCTGTTATAAATTATGTCTATAATCACGAAGACCAAAAGGAAATAGGCAAGCTTCTTGGGTTTTATGGAGAATTAATTAGCAAGTACTTAAAAGATGAAGTTGACTTGTATTGGAAAGATGGTAGAATCGCAGTTCGTGACCTATCGGAGAACTAATATGACATCTGATGCGTGGAAGATGGATGAAACCGAAAGTGGAATTATCTACAACCTACAAATTAATGAGATCCCTTGGAAATTTAAGAAGGCTCTGTCAGAAGCCATGAAGGGCTGGAATATCCAGGCTTATGGTTGGAATATCAAGAGCGGCAATCAGGTATTTATTTACCGTAAGCTCTTTAAGGACGAAGAAGAATGGAAGAAGTGGGCTACCGCTTTCCCACTAGAAGTACACGAAAAGCGTACATGGGGTACGAAAGTAACCACCATCATTCACAAGAAAGCGGGCAAATAATGTTTAAACTATCAAAGAAGAAGCTAAAGAATGAGGAAGAGGAAGTAGTTG